CCATAAGGATGAAATGAGAATCACCTTTATCACCTTTTTCGGTGAAAAAATCCAACGTATTTTAACCCCAGAGTAATGCCTACCTATCCTGTAATCAATAAGAAAACTGGAGAGAAGAAAGAACTCTCCATGACCATGAAAGAATACTGCGAATGGAAAGATGAGAACCCTGACTGGGATAAAGACTGGTCAGAAGGTATTGCAGGCACTACTTATGGTACACCGAAACTAGATAATGGTTTCAAAGAAGCCATGTCTAAAGTGCAAGCAGCACATCCTGGTGCAAATCTATCACGCTTTACTTAAATGCCCATCTACAAGTTTGAAGATACTAAGACTGGTGAGGTAGAAGAAAAGTTTCTATCTCTTGCTGGTCGTGAAAAGTATCTAAAGGAAAACCCTCACATCAAGCAGTTGGTTAATTGGAGAGGTTGTGATACTACTGCCTCTAATCAACAGGATCAACAAATGGCAGACGTTGCCACACAACATTATAGAGTAGGAGGAAGAATCCAAGATGGATTGAAACCCTACTTACCTGACAGCGCACGAATTTTTTAATGGCACGAGCAAGAAAAGGAACTAAATCTCCTAAAACTTTCCCCACTAATATGTCTAAGCGACAGATGAAAAGAAAGAAACCAATTGACTCATCATACCTTCGTAATATTGAACCCCTGACTGACAATCAGGAAGTGGTGTTTGATGCGTATGCAGAGGGACAAAATTGTGTCCTCCATGGTGCTGCAGGTACTGGCAAAACTTTTATTGTGCTGTATAATGCACTTAAGGAGGTTCTTTCAGAGGATTCTCCCTACGACAAGATCTATATTGTTAGATCACTTGTACCTACCAGAGAGATTGGTTTCCTGCCAGGTACTCATGAGGATAAATCCATGTTGTATCAAGTTCCTTATAAGAACATGGTACGTTACATGTTTGAGATGCCTGATGACAATTCCTTTGATATGTTGTATGATAATCTTAAGGCACAGGAAACCATCTCTTTCTGGTCTACATCTTTCATTCGTGGTGTTACTATGGATGACTGCATCGTTATCGTGGATGAGTTTTCAAACTTGAATTTCCACGAGTTAGATAGTATGATTACCCGCGTTGGTGATAATAGTAAGATCATGTTCTGTGGAGACATTTCACAGACTGACCTTGTAAAAGAGAATGAGCGTAACGGAATCTTAGATTTCATGCGTATCCTACAACTCATGAAAGAATTTACTATCGTTGAGTTTGGGGTTGATGATATCGTACGTTCTGGACTTGTCCGTTCTTACCTACTGAACAAATTGAATCTAGGTTTATAATGTCTATTGCAATTGAATCTAAAGATATGGAGGAGAAGATTTATAATCTTTTCCCAACTCCATTAAGTTACAAGAACGTTGGAACTGATCTTGTCAATCAAACAATGATTGATGAAACTCAGAAGACGTTTCATAAGTCAATGGAGTATAGTAATGTAGGTGGTTATCAATCAGCACCAAAAATTCAAGGTCCTGCTTGGCAACCCTTGTTTATGGTTGCTAAAGCACAACTTGTTGAATATCTAAAAACTCTCGGTGCTGTTACAGGGGAGTGGAATATTCAAGGTGCTGGACTGTGGTTGAATGTCAATGGCAGAGGACATTATAATAAACCACACAATCATGGAGGTACACACTTTAGCGGTATCTATTACGTTAAAGTTCCTCCCAAGTCTGGAATGCTTTATTTCCAGAGACCATCAATGCATAATACTATCATTGAAGAGCATGGTAAACTAGCGGACTACGGTCCTCTCATTGAGATCATGCCGAGGGAGGGAGACATGTTTATCTTCCCTTCCGAACTCAATCATGGAGTTTATCCTAATTATTCTCGTGAAGAACGCATCTCAGTTGCGTTCAATCTAAATATTCTTGGTTATCAATACTGATGTTTAATTTTGTGCAGGTGAACTACGACAATCTGGAAGAACCAGATGTCGTTACGGAAAACGGTAAACGTTTTTATAAGTTCCCTTCTGTCGCAGAAAAATATCCATCAGTAACCACCGTCACAGGCGTTCGTTCTCGTCAGTCTATTGCTGAATGGAGACGTAAAGTCGGTGCTGAATACGCGAACAAAGTTACTACAAGGGCATCCTCGCGCGGAAGCGCATTTCATGCTATAATAGAAGAACATATCCGTGGTTCTCTAGATGAGCAAAAGTACAAAAAAGACCCTCTTGCACTTAACATGTTCAAAATGGCTCGGAAGACTCTTGCTCGGGTGGATAACGTTCACGCTCTTGAAACCCCTCTTTACAGTCATGTATTCGCTCTCGCTGGTCGCGTTGATTGCATTGCTGAATTTGATTCTGAATTAGCAGTAATTGATTTCAAAACTAGTACCAAAGAGAAGAAAGAAGAATACATTGAGAACTATTTTGTACAAGAGTCTGCCTATGCTGCCATGTTCTATGAACGTACAGGTATCAAGGTAAAGAAAATTGTCACACTCATCGCAACAGAGGAAGGATCTGTTCAAGTATTTCAGAAGTACAATCTTAATGACTATTTACAACTACTTAAATCTTACAAGGAAGAATTCTATGCCCTCCAAAGCAAAGGATGAAAAACCTTTCATGACTCCGACAAAGTTTTCGGAAAGAATTGAAAGCATGGTTAAAGAATCCAGAGGGGACATCAATTACATTGAAGCAATCGTTTGTTTTTGTGAAGATAATGAAATTGAAATTGAATCAGTCCCAAAACTATTATCAAAACCATTGAAAGAGAAACTGAAGCACGATGCTCAGCAACTCAATTACATGAAACGTACTACTAAAGGTATTTTGCCCCTGTGACAGGATTTGACGCTTATAAAATGTATCTCGCAGTTAGATCACATTTTACTAGATTAGATTATGATTTTTTTAAGTTCAACGGAAAGACAAAAGCATCTGAAGCAGCGTTCAATAAACGAAAAGATATCTACACGTTCAAAAAGTTAGCAGCAAAGAAAGACGCTAACGATATCTTATATTACTTTGTGTCCAATTTTATCATGGGTGCATCGTATGTTCGTCAGTTTAATGACGGTAATTACACTAAGTGGAAGACAAATCAAGAGTCATTCACTTATAAATTCAAACAAGACATTGATAAATTGTTAGATGGGATTCCACAACCTTATGAGGAATCTTTTGACTCCCTATTCAAAGCAGAGAAAGGTAAGCATCCCATTCTAATTAAAGAGTATTATGGTAACGAAATTAGTTTAGAAACTTTGGTAGTTCTTGACTATTGTCTGGGATTTGTAGACAATTTTAATAAAGTATTGACTGACCCAGTATGGAATGAAACCTCTACACTAATTGTTAAGTATGCTCCATTCTTGACTATTGATTGCAAGAAATATAAGAAAGTTGTATTAGAAACAATGAGTAAAAAACTATGACATTTTTCCAATCTGAAAACGTACAAGAAGAAATTAATAATATTTTTAAGTTCTACCAGAAACTATCATACAAGCAAAATAGACTTGCAGGTATGAATAAGGAGGAGAGGTTAGATCATATAGATAAGACAAAAGAACTTGTTGAAAAACAAAAATTGTTCTATACTAGACTTGCACTTGCTGCAATGGAAGATCAGGAAGCATCTGATCTAAAAACTAGAATCAATGCAATGTCACAAGCATTTGGTTACCGAGATCTCGGTGATTGTTTTGACAGTATGATTGAACACCTTGATAACGCTAAGAACAAAATTTCATGACTGCTATTGTAGGGAATACTATCTTCCCATTTGGACCTGGCATTTATGCCGCCAATCTAACTGATGATGATGTAAATGTTATCCTTGAGCATGCTAAGAATGAACAGCGTGACGATGCCAGTATGGGTCTGGTAGGTAACATTCAAAAAGAAGTTTGGTGTACAAATGATTTCATTCAGGATGTAATTACACCCATGCTCTCTCCTCATGTTCAACAATACATGAATGAGTTGAGTATGGCAGGACGTATTGGTCCTTCAACACCCATTGCATACAACGCTGCTCGTATTGAACAGGGAGCAGAAGGTTACGATGCAAAGTTGAACACGGATCTACGAGTGATCAACGCATGGGTAAATTTCACGGAATCAGGACCTGATTTCAATCCACCACATATTCACAACTGTGATCTAAGTTCTGTGCTATACTTAGATGTGCCTGACAAAATGGATACGATTCATCCAGAGTCTCAGACACACTGGCGCAACAACGGTCTGACAACATTCCAATATGGAATCTCAGCACCGTTTTCTGTCAATGAATTCGTAGTGCCCAAACCTGTGAAAGGATTCTTAATTATTTTCCCTGCAAACTTGACACATTGGGTCATGCCATACTATAATGCAGAAGGACAGAAACGAGTCACCATGTCTGCTAATTTCCAAATGGATCAGACTGCTACTGCAGCACCATGGCAACGCAAATATGAGTGGGAATCGCCACTGCCTAAATAGTACGCTACGAATCATACAGTAGCAACAAGCCAAATAAACAAAAATACGGAGAACATACATGTCTTTTGCAAGTCTGAAGAAGTCCAGTGCAAGTTCCTTTGCTAAACTCACACAAGAGATTGAAAAAATCTCAAACCCAAGTGGAGGTGGAGGAGCGGACGAGCGTTTTTGGAAACCCGAACTGGATAAGAGTGGCAATGGTTATGCTGTCATTCGCTTTCTTCCTGCTCCAGATGGAGAAGATATTCCTTTCGCTAAAGTCTGGAGTCATGCGTTTCAAGGACCAGGTGGTTGGTACATTGAAAACTCTCTTACGACTCTGAACAAGAAGGATCCAGTCGGCGAACTTAATCGTCAACTCTGGAACTCAGGCAATGACTCTGATAAAGAGATTGCCCGTAAGCAAAAGCGTAAACTGTCCTACTACGCTAACATCATGGTTGTGAAGGATCCTCTTCACCCTGAGAACGAAGGACAAATCAAACTTTATAAGTTTGGTAAGAAGATTTTTGATAAGATCATTGAGGCAATGCAACCTCAGTTTGAAGATGAAACTCCAGTCAATGTTTTTGATCCTTGGGGTGGTGCTGACTTCAAACTAAAGATCGTTAAGAAAGACGGATTCTGGAACTACGACAAGTCTGAGTTCACTTCCCCTTCACCTATGTTCGGTGGAGATGATACTGAGATTGAAGCAGTCTGGAACAAAGAGTATTCTCTCTCTGCTTTCACTGACGCAAGCAACTTCAAAACTTTTGAAGAGTTGGAGACAAGACTGAACTCAGTAT